ATACTAGGATGTATTCAGGTAAAGCTAAAACAATCACTGACGGCACATCAGAAGCAGAAGTGTTTAATATTATAGGTCAACTAAGATCTTTAGAAAGAATCAAAGCTAGTGGAGAACTAGAAAACAAAACAGAAAAGAAAGAACAAATAACAAATGACCTTGGAGCAAAACCCAAAGTTTAATTTTGTATTTTTAGGACAATCTATTTTAAGATATGAAGTTCCTTTAGATATATTTTCAGCAATAAATTCTTTGTATGAAAAAAATAGATCTACTTTGGACCCAGCTAATAAACAATTAGTAGGTAAAATAGAAAATGAACATTCTTTGTTTTATGGTGGTAAGGATGAATCTAAAATGAAGAACCACAATAGACTGACTCAAGATGTTTTAAAATATTTTATGGACATGTTTAGACATTATTTAAATTGGAATAAGATAAGAGAATATGAAACTCATTTAAATTCTATATGGGTTAATGAAATGAAAGAACATGAATATAATCCAGTTCATATTCATAGAGGCACATTGTTTACAGGTTTATCTAGTGTTATGGTTTTAAGTTTACCGTCTACTTACGGTAAAGAATATTCAAATGATGAAGTTCCACAAAACGGTAAACTACAAATACTAGGCTCTGCTAGTGGTCAGTTTGCAAAAATAGATTTTCAACCAAGTTTAAAAGTAAGAGATTTTTTTATTTTTCCGTATGATATGAGACACTGTGTTTATCCTTTTAATAGTACAAATGAAACTAGAAGAACATTAGCTGCAAACTGTGATGTGCAGTTTGATCCAATAAAAAACAGAGGTGTATCATGATAATTACAGAACCACGTTGGAAATCCTATTGTGTAACAACAAATAATCCATTGTTTTCACCAAAACAATGTCAGATGATTATTGAAGCTGGAAGAGCTCAACCAAAACAAGATGCAAGTGTTGGTTTGGCTAATAAAGAAGGAGGTATAGTAGATACTAAAACAAGAACTTCACATATTAGTTGGATACCTTTTTCTAAAACACCAGAGATGTACAAAGACATAGAAAAGACTATGAAAACTACTAACGGCAATCATTTTGGTTTTGATGGTATGCAAATTACAGAACTAGCTCAGTATACAGAATATCCATCTGGAGGTTTTTATGATTGGCACATGGACTCAGATGTCAACTTTGTACATGAACCCCCTGTTAGAAAAATATCTATGACTTGTTTATTATCACATGAGTCTGAGTTTGAAGGTGGAGAATTACAAATAGAAAAAGAAGAAAATAAAGTAATATTAAAACAAGGACAAGCTGTATTCTTTGCATCTTTTATTAAACACAGAGTAGCTCCTGTAACACGTGGTGTTAGAAAATCTTTAGTAATGTGGTTTGGAGGTCCACCATTAAGATGATTAAAGAACAATTTTTTCCAACAACAATATACGCTAAAGATGTAGAACTAGACAATGATCTTTTTACAAGAGAAGTTGTTAGATGGTCTAATGAAGATAAAGGTATACAAAGAACTAACATGAACGGTTGGCATAGTCATACCGACATGCATAAAATACCAGTGTTCAAACCTTTAGTAGATGAATTATTTAAAATGCAGTTTGAAGTATTTAATGAAGAATATTTAGATAGAGAACCTATTATTGGAAATATGTGGGCTAATATAAATCCACCAGGTGGATACAACAGACCACACATACACCCTAATAGTCATTTTAGTGGTGTGTATTATATTAAAGCAACAAAAGATTCTGGTGACATAGTTTTTAACGACCCTAGATCTACATCACACATGGCTATGCCTGCTAGAAAAAAAGGTGAACCACCAAAACATTTGTGGAGAGAAGTTAGAGTTAACCCTATGGTTGGTAGAATTGTAATGTTTCCTGCATGGCTTTGGCATTGTGTTGATCCAAATAATACTAATGATATAAGAATATCTGTATCATTTAATTTTATACAGAAAGGATTTAATGTTTAAATATCAAGTAATAAAAAATGCAGTATCATTTGAGTTAGCTAATTTTATATTTAATTATTTTTTACTTAAACGTGATGCGGTAAAATTTATGTACGACAATAACCTTGTTTACGATACAGGAATGTTAGGAACTTGGTCAGATCAGCAAGTACCTAATACCTACTCACATTATGCAGATATGGTAATGGAGACTTTAATGATGAAAGTATTACCAAGAATGGAAAAAGAAACAGGGTTGAAACTATTACCTACGTATTCTTACGCTAGAATATATAAAAAAGGCGACATATTAAAAAGACACAAAGATAGACCTTCATGCGAAATATCTACTACAGTTAATCTAGGTGGAGATCCATGGCCTATATTTATCGACGGTACGGGGTCTAATAACGTCATAGACGAGTATAAAAACATACATAAGCCCGATGCACCTAAAGGCACTAAAGTCTTGCTTGATGTAGGCGATATGCTAGTATATAGTGGATGTGAATTAGAGCATTGGAGAGAACCTTTTGAAGGAGATGTCTGTGGACAAGTATTCCTTCATTATAACCATGTAAATGGTCCTTTTGCTGATAAGAATAGGTTCGACAAAAGGCCGATGTTAGGTATTCCACCAATACGGAATATATAATATGAGGTTATATGCTACAAAAAATAGGTTTTCAGCCTGGAATAAATAAACAAGTTACAGCCACGGGAGCAGAGCAACAGTGGATAGATTGTGATAATGTTAGATTTAGATATGGTACACCTGAAAAGATAGGTGGCTGGAAACAATTAGGTGATGATAAATTAACTGGTGCAGGTAGAGGTCTTCATCACTTTGTAAATAGTTTAGCTAGAAAGTATGCAATTATTGGAACAAACAGAATTTTATACGCATACTCAGGTGGTGTGTTTTATGACATACATCCAATCAAATCTACAAACACTCTTACAAGTGCATTCACCACGACTAACGGATCATCAACTGTTACAATAACTTTTGGTAGTGATCACGGTATATCTGCACAAGATATAATTTTATTAGATAATTTTTCTACTATAACTAATTCTGATTTTGCATCTGCAAATTTTGATAACAAAAAATTTATGGTAACAACTGTACCATCTTCAACAACTATTACTATTACAATGGCATCAAACGAATCAGGATCTGGTGCAACAACATCAGGTGGTATTAGAGTACAACACTACTACCCTGTAGGACCCGCTGTACAAGCACAAGGTTTTGGTTGGTCACTTGGATCATGGGGTGGAGAAGTAGCTGGTGAACCTACTACAACATTAACTAATGGTATTAATAGTTCTGTTACAACAGGAATTATATTAGGAGATGTATCACAGTTTCCAGACTCAGGTACAAACTTTATAAAAATAAACAGTGAGGAAATATCTTATACAGGTATAACAAGTAATGAACTTACTGGTGTTACAAGAGGTGTTCGAGGAACAACAGCAGCATCACATAATGGTGGCGATGCAGTTACTAGCACAACAAACTTTGTAGCATGGGGTGAGGCAGCATCTGGAGACTTAGTATTAGAACCTGGTATGTGGTCACTAGATAATTTTGGTGATAAAGCTATTTGTTTAATTCACGACAGTGCTGTATTCGAATGGAACTCTGCAGCAACAAATGCAACAGATAATAGAGCAACAATTATAACTGGTGCACCAACAGCGTCACGTCACATGTTAGTATCTACTCCTGATAGACACTTAGTATTTTTTGGAACAGAAACAACTATAGGAACACCTACAACACAAGATGATATGTTTGTTAGATTCTCAGACCAAGAGGATATAAATACTTATACACCTACAGCAACCAATACAGCGGGCACACAAAGACTGGCCGATGGATCACAAATTAGAGGAGCCATCAGAGGTCGTGATGCAATTTATGTTTGGACTGATACAGCATTATTTACTCAACGTTTTGTTGGTCAACCGTTTACCTTTGCGTTCGCACAAGTTGGAACTAACTGTGGACTCGTTGGACAGAATGCATGTGTAGAGGTCGATGGTTCTGCATACTGGATGTCAGAAAATGGTTTTTTTAGATATGCTGGTAAATTAGAATCACTACCATGTTTAGTAGAAGATTTTGTATATGATGATATAAATTTAGAATCTGGTAATCAAATGGTGTCTGCTGGATTAAACAATCTTTTTGGTGAAGTCATATGGTTTTATCCAACTTCCTCATCATCTGTTGTAAACAGAATGGTTGCATATAACTATTTTGACTCTTCACCACAAAGACCTGTTTGGACAAATGGAACATTAGCTAGAACAATGTGGGAGGACTCTGCAGTATTTGGTAGTCCTCATGCAACAGAATATAGTGCAGGGGTAGATACATCTTTTGATGTTGTAGGAAACACGGAAGGTTCTACAATATACTATCAACACGAAACAGGAACAGATCAAGTTCAAGGTGGTGCAACAACTGCAATTGTTGCAAGTATTGAATCAGGAGACTTTGATATTACACAAAGAATAGTAGGTAATCAAATGACTGGAATAGCTGATACAAGAGGTGATGGTGAATTTATAATGAAGATTAGGAGATTTATACCAGACTTTATATCTCAAACAGGAGCAACTAGAATCACTTTAAATTTAAGAAACTTTCCAAATGACTCACAAAGTGGTTCATCATTAGGCCCATTTGACATAACATCCAGCACAAAAAAAGTAGATACAAGAGCTCGTGCACGTGCTATAGCTCTTAAAATATCTAATACATCTTCTAATCAAAGTTGGAAGTTGGGAACATTTAGATTAGATATACAACCAGACGGGAGACGATAATGTCAGTAATGGATATTTATGGAATAAATCCAAACGTGGGTCCAGGTGGAATAGATGCATCTTTACCTGATTTTGATTTATCAATACCATCAGATATTCCAGGTATGACACGTCCAGCAATTAATTTTAGAGACGCTCCAGTTAATTTTATGATGAGACAAAATAATCCTAGAGTGTTTGATCCTATGGTTAATATTAAAAATTTTGCTCAGAATCTACCTACTAATTTTTCAACAGGTCTTAGTAAAACTTTTGATATAGGAAAAACAGTTGGCACTGGAATAGTATCTGCGTTGACAGGTTTACCTGGACTATCTACAGCATTAGGTTTATTTAATGAAACTCCAGAACAAAAAGCATTAAGAGAATTTTATGAAGCAACAACAGGTTTAACAAGCACTGGTCAAATAGCATCTGGTATCATGCAAGGATATAATCCAGTATCTGGTTTTGGTCCTCAAGGTTTAACTTCAGCAATAGATCAAAGAATAGGAACTATTAAAAACACTTTAAAAAATAAAAAATCTGCAATTCTTGAAGCAAGACTTAAAGAGTTAGAAGCAATAAAAGCGGCAGAGGCAAAAGCTAGAATGGATGCTTTTGAAAAATCTGGTAGAAGAGCAGAAGTAAAAGATCTTCAATCTAGAATTGATAGAGGTGATTTTGATGGTGGTAATAAAGACGATGCACCAGGTGGAGCAGCATCAAATCAAGATGCACAAAGAGGGGGACAGTATGGCTAAGATAGTACAAGTATTAACAAGACCAGCAGAACAATATGATTTACCTACAGCAGAAGCTCAGGTAAGAGATCTTGATGCAATTGTAGAAAAATTAAATACAACATTCCAAGAAGAATTAAAACAAGAGGTAGAAGCATTTAACTTTTTTTTACAATAATGGCTAATAGTTTTATAAATAAAAAAGCAGATTTAACGACAACAGATCTTACTACACTGTATACAGTGCCTAGTTTTAAAACGGCTGTTGTTAAATCATTAATAGTATCAGAGGATGCTGGATCAGGAAGTACAATAACTATAACTTTAGTAAATGCTAGTGGTACTATATTTAATTTATTTAAAGATAAAGCCATAGCATCTAAAGCAACCACAGAACTTTTATCTCAACCTCTTGTAATGGAAGAGAGTGAGATATTAAAAGTACAAGCTGCTGACGCGAACGAGCTGCACGTCATAGCTTCTATATTAGAAATACAGCCAAGAGAGGTAGTAGCATAGTGAAAGACATACCAATAATAGAACCAAAAGAGATTATAACAACAATAACCAATATGAAAACAGGTGAGGTATATAAGGACGATAATGAATGGAAAGCTAAAAATATACCAGAATCTGACATAAGAAAAGATGTCAGGGTCATCATGCCGAGCCTTGATTTATTTGGAGAAACGAAATAAGATAGCAAACTATGGCAATTTCAAGATCACAGATGGAAAGACAACTTAGAAACATGGGTGGAATCATGAGTTTAGAAGAACCCAGACAAGGATACTTTTTAGGTAAGATTGTAAGAAAAGCTAAAAAAGCTGTAAAGAAAGTTGTTAAGAGTCCTGTTGGTAAAGCTGCAATATTAGGAGCCTTAACTTTTGGTATACCAGGAACACAGTTTGGTGGACTTGCTGGTGGCAAAGGTTTAACAGGATTAAAGGGAAATTTATTTGGAAAAACACTTTCTATGGGAGGAAATTTAGGAAGAGGAACTGGACTTCTATCTAAAACTCCAGGTTTTTTTGGTAAATTAGGTTTAACAAAAGGTGGTGGTGCTATGGGTTTAACAGGTCTTGGTAAGATTGCAGGTATTACAGGTCTATCGGGATTAGCTGGATTGATGGCTGCTGGTGAACAAGACGAAGAAGATGAAATAGATTTTAGCCAATTAGATAGAGGCGAAGGGTTAAATATTTTAGATATTGTTGCACGTGCAAGAAAAAATGATCCTGAGTTTAGATTTTTACCTGGTGCGGAATTTACAGGAACTTATGCAGAAGGTGGTGAAGTAGATAAAAGTAAAATGATAAAAGACATGTTAGATAGAGGTGCTGACGATGATCTTATTAAATCTATAACAAAGGCGTCTCAAGAAGAAATAGACTCTGTTAAAAATAATCAAGCTGAAGGTAAGGCTGAGGGTGGACTCATGAACCTTGGAGGCATGGAGATGGATCTTAGAGGTGGTGGATTTGTACCCATGGGTGCTAAAGAAAAGGCCGATGACGTACCAGCTAGATTATCTAAAAATGAATTTGTAATGACCGCTGATGCTGTAAGAGCAGCAGGTGGAGGAAGTGTTGATAAAGGCGCAGATAAGATGTATAACCTTATGAAAGATTTGGAGAGTAGAGTATAATGGCAATAACAGAAACACGTAATTTACCCGCACAGTTTATAGAAGATCTTGGTAAAGATTATGCAAAGCAGTTAACGGCTACAACTGCAATACCAGTAGATACTTCTAAGTTTGCACCAACAGTTGCGGCGCAAGATGCATTACAAACACAAGCTGCAACATTAGCAGGAACTGGTGTTGGATCTTTTCAACCATTTATTACAGCAGCACAACAAGCAGCAGCAGATGCAGGCACAACCATAGGTGGTATATCTAGTTTAACAGGAGCACCTACGGCAGCACAAACAGCAGCATTTACATCACCATTTCAACAACAAGTTATTGATACAACACTCGCAGAATTTGATAGACAAAAAGCTATTAACGAACAGAACATTAGAGATCAACAAGCACAACTAGGTGTGTTAGGCGCAGGTAGATCAGGTGTACAATTATCTGAGTTTCAAACACAATCAGGAAGAGACAGAGCTGCATTAGAAGCACAGTTAAGACAGCAAGGGTTTCAACAAGCACAAGCAGCTAGACAACAAGACATTCAAAATAGATTTGGTTTAGCTCAAGCACAATCAGGTCTAGGACAGTTTCAAACAGGGTTAGCACAACAAGTTCCAGCATTACAAAGAGCAGATGTTTCAACACTTGGTCAAGTAGGTGCAGCGCAACAAGCACAAAGACAAGCGGTGCTAGATGCACAAAGACAAGGAGCAAGAACCGCGGCCTATGAACCATTAGAGAGATTAGGATTCTTTGGTCAAGGTGTAACTGGATTGATGGGTGGTTATCCTGCACAGTATCAATTCACACAAACACCACCAGCATCACCACTACAAACTGCATTAGGTTTAGGTACAGGACTAGCAGGAATATTCGGAGCATTAAAATAAAATGATAAACCGTATTTTTAAAAGACCTATGTTTAGAATGGGAGGTCGAAGTGATGATGGTATTATGTCATTGAGACCTGGGTTTCAAGAAGGTGGTTTTGGAAGTCAAACAGCACAAAGATTTGGTTATAATTTAGCAAGAGGAGCTGATTTTTTAAAAAGAAAATTACCAACAGCAACTGGTGTGGTTACAAATTTATTTAGAGGCACGGGTCAACCACTAGCTGGAACTATTGGTCCAACTGCAACTACAGGCATTGGAACTCAAATTGCAGCGTCCGCTGCCCCTGTTTTAGCTGTAGCAGCGTTGGCCGATGAAAACTATCCTGTTTATCCAAAAGGACATCCAAATGAGGGTGAAAGAATGTCTTTAGAAGATGCACAAGACACTTTAGAAAAATCTGGTGGTGCTATTAACATAGCAACAGAAAAAGGTACACAAGCTGGAGGTGCAGGGGATTTATCGGGAGAAGCAGCTATGTTTGATCTAGGTTTACCAAAAGAATCTGGTGGACTAAAAGATGAATTTGGTAATTTAAACTACCCAACTAAACGTAATTTTGATTCACCACAAGCAATTGAAGTATCTAAACAAATTGGTTTATTACCAGAGGATCCTGATGATAATGGAAATAATGACGATAATGGTAATAAAGGTTCTAAGTTTGATAAACAAGCAGATTTAAAAACTATCTATGAAGATTTACTTCCAATGATGAAAGAAACTTTAGATGATCCAGATGATAAGAGGAGACAATTATATACACAACTAGCTCAGTTTGGAGCTAACTTACTTGCTCAACCTGGTGGAGATTTAGTTGGTGCCGTAGGAAAAGCAGCAGCTAAACCAATCGAAGGTGTTGGTAAAGTATTAGCAAGAGATGCTGACATTGATAGAGAGGCTAAAATACTTGCACTAAAAACTGCAATCGATAGAACAACTCCAGGTCAAACAGGTAAACTTGTGCAAGATTTAAGAGCCTTAAACTTCTCTGATGATGAAATTATGAAATATTTAGAAGCAAGCAAACCTGGTGCGGGGCAGAGAATTGCTGTTAAAGCAGGGGATATTGATAATTTAAAAGAAGATTTAACTAATGATTTTAAAATAAAAAGAAATGCAGGGGCAGCAGCCAGAACAATGTATGAATCTATTTTAGAAGGAGTGGATGAAAGACAATACTCTGAACTTCCTAAAAGTAAAGGTGATAGAGAAGATGGAAAATATTATGTATCACCAGATGGCAAAGTAGGAAGATACGATGCTGAAAAAGGTACTTTAATAAAACCAGGAGAAAAAGGTTTTACAGGTTCAAAAAAGAAAAAGTCATAGGAGGTTAGATGCCTTTTCAATTACAAGACGAATTACCAGGAGGATCTAAAACAGCTGAAGATGAAGACGTTGGTTTAGTAACCTCTGCTTTGGCTGGAGTTTACACAGGTCTATGGAATATACCTAAAGGATTTTTTTCTTTAGGTGCAGAGTTAATGGATCTAGGTTTTGGCACAGAATCAGCAGCATCTGTTGAAAAATTTTTTGATGATCTTAATCCTTTTGATGATGAAGCAGAGGCAAGACTTTCTGGAAAATTAACACAAGCGATTGCACAGATAGCACCATTAGGTATTTATGGTTTTGCTAAAGGTGCACAGATGGGTAGCAAAGTAGCAAGAGATTTAGCAAGAAAAGCTGTGGTTGCCAGACGTACTGGTAAATCTTTTGGTATGTTAAATTTTGGTAGAAAGATTGCAAAAACAGGTATGGGTGTTGCAGGGGCAGGAGCAGCTGAAGCCATTGTAGCCGATGAGGATATTGGAACATTAGCTGACATGTTACAAGGAACTTCTTTAGAAGGTGCAGCTGTAACCATGATGGATAGAGAAACAAGAGAGGGAAGATCAGAAGCATATAGAAGGTTAATGAATAGAGTTAAATTTGGTACAGAAGGTGCTTTGTTTAATTTAGGTTTAATAGGTGCTGGTAAAGGAATTAAAAAATTAAGAACCCCAAGTGTAGAACCTTTATCTAGATATAGTGATAATCCACTAGTAAAAGAATTACAAAGAACTGTTCTTTATGGTGCTAAACCCGAAGGTGTTGGTAATAAAGCTATCTTTGAAGCGGGTAGATTAGCACAAGATGAAGTAGCAGCTGTTGTTAGAAGCACAACTGAGATAGGTCAGGATTTAACAAAAGCGATTAATAAACTAATGCCTGCTGTTGAAAAAAATTATTTACAACAGACAGGTAGAGCAATGGATAAAGAAGGTGCAAAAAAAGCATCGGATGCTTTTCAAAAAAGCATTTTAGATGATGTTAAAAAATTAGTTACATTAAAACCAACAGATAATACTTTAACAGATGCAGCAAAAGAAAATGCTAAAAAAGTTTTAGGTGAAAGAAGCAAACTTGCAAGATTAGCTGATAGACAATTAATTAAAAAGTTAGAATTAGATGTAGATCAATTATTAAAAAAAGAACAAACATTAAAAAATGAAATTGCAACACAACCAGGAGGGATAGCTTCTAAAGAACAAGAATCAAGTTTAAAATCAATAAGCACCAAAATAGTAAACAATACAAAAAAACTTAATGATTCAAATAAAGCAGTTCAATCAATAAAAGAATTTGATAGACAAGGTGGTGGTATATTTACTGAGTCTAGTTATAATTTTAAAGGTAATACTGTTTATAAAAAAATAGAAGAAGCTGTTAAAAAAGCTGGTGGTAAAATGCAAGAAGGTCAACAGTTAGGTAGAGGGGACGGTATTGGAGATGTAATATTTAATGTAAGAAGTGGTATTGATAATATGAGTGCTAGGCTTCTTAACAGAAATATGCCTGAAGAAATAGCTAATATATTAAATGATCAGATTGGTACGTATATGACCACTAGTTATAGACTGCATTTGAATATGGGATTATTGGCTAAACATAAACCAACAGGTCAGGATTTAATTAAAGCACAAAAATCTAGATTTGAACAACTTGTAAAAAATCCAGAAAATATAAATAGAACAAGAGAAAGTTTAGACATTCAAGCAAAAAAAGATGTAGCTCGTTTTGTTAAAAATAAAGGTTTGGAACAAATACCATCAGATAAATTAAAAGCTAAAAATGGTGATTTAAAACAATATGTTAGCCCTGTTACTAAAGCAGAAATAGAAAATATTAGATTAGATTCAAAGATTTTAAAACCTAAAGAATTAGAAGAATGGCAAAGAATAGTTGCAGGAGAAATAACAGATCCCAGATATAATTTTTATGACACTGTATTAAAACAAGCAAGATTAAATGCAAATGCTAAATATTTAAATAATGTCTATGACATGTTATCAAAAGGAAAAAACAAACAAATCTTTACTCAAGATGATATGATTCAAAGATTTGGTGAAAAGGCTGTATTAAATGAAAAGATAAATCCTAATTTATTTAGAAGAGTACAAGAGGGTGTAGATGAAATTTCAGGCATGTCACCTTTTGAAGGACTATATTTAAGAGCACCAGTCTATGACGCTGTATTTGATGTTAGTAATAATTTATTTAAAGGTGATGGAATTGTAGGACAATTTTATCAGTATGGTATTCTTGCACCTAAAGGTGTTGCACAGATATCAAAAACTATTTTAAGTTTATTAACTCACGCAAGAAACTTTGTAAGTGCTAGTGCGTTTGCTATGGCAAACGGTATTATATTACCTGGAAAACAATATACAACCTTGTTTGCAGATGCTGGATTAACAAAAGATAGTCAAAGAAGTTTAATTGGTATAGCAAAAGATTTAACAGCAAAAAGAGTGGTTGGTGGAATACCCGCAAATGAGGTAAGAGAAATATCTGAATTATTATCTAAATATGGTGTTACGGGAACGCAAGTAGAAGCAAATGTTATGAAACAAAACGTTGGTAATGTTATTAATAACACTGATCAAGCAGCTGCTGAAACTCTTGGAGCCACATTGTCTCCCGATAAATTTGGAAAGGTATTAAGAAAATCTAGAGAGATATATGGAAAATTAGAGGATGCTTATATTGCAGAAGATGATTTTTGGAAGGTTCTAACATGGGGAGTAGAAAGAGCTAGACACAAAGGAGCGTTAGAATCGTATGGTGTTAATGCAAATAACTTTAATAAAGTTTTAGCTGGAGATGCGGAAACTTTAGCTACTATAACAAAAGATGGTAAAAATTATGGTAAACAGGTTCAAAAGTTTTTACAAAAATCATTAACTAGAAATTATGATCCTAATGCTAAACAATTTTTAGGACCATATAATGAACTATTTGCAGAAGTTGCAGCTAACATTACTAGAAATAATGTGCCTAACTATGCGTACATAGGTAGATTGGGTAGAGCCCTAAGACTTTCTCCTTTTGGTAATTTTATAGCTTTTCCAATAGAAGTTATTAGAACAGGAAATAATGTTTTAGAACAATCTATTAAAGAAATAAAAAGTGGCATACCAGAGGTAGCTGCTATTGGTTATAAAAGATTGTTTGGTTTTGGTTTTACAACAACGGTTATTCCAACTGGAGTGACTGCAGGACTTAAAGCTAAAAATGATGTTACAAATGAAGAAATGGATGCACTTAGACGATTTGTTCCACCATGGTCTAGAAACTCCACACTATTTCCAGTGGGTCGAGATAAAGACGGTTATCTAAAATATGTGGATTATAGCTATGCAAACGCGTATGATATTTTACTTAGACCATTTAATGCAGTTGCAAATGAATTAGCAAAAGGAGATGGTACTGAAGACTCATTAATGAAAGCTTTAGGTAATGGAATTACAGAGGCAACTATAGATTTAACAAAACCATTTACATCAGAATCTATTTTTACAGAACGTTTTGTAGATTCCACATTAAGACTAGGCATTGGTAAAAGCGGTAGAAGAATTTGGTCTGAATCAGATGATAATTTTGTTAAAATTGCAAAAGGAGTTAAACATATTGCAGAAGCTTTTGAACCAGGATCACTTGCACAACTTCAAAGAATATCAGATTCTGTTACTGGTAAAACAGATACTTATGGTCGATCGTTTAATTTTTCAGATGAGATAAAAAGTTTAACTGGATTTAGAGTTCAAAAGGTAGATCCTGAAAGAGGTATGATATACAAAAGCACTAACTTTGGAAAAAATTTAAAAGGTGCAGAAAATTTATTTACAGCTCCATTATTAAAAGGTGGTAGAGTTAGCCCAGAAAAAATATTAAATACGTATAAATATTCAGAACAAAGAAGGTTTGAAGTATTAAAAGAAATGTATCAAGACATTGAAGCTGCAAGAACATTAGGAATGTCTAACAACCAAATAAAAGCAAAAGTAAAAAGAAGAGGTATTAGTGAAAAAGTATTTAAAGATTTAATGAGAGGACAATATAATCCTAAAAAACCAAGTGATTTTTTTACAAGCAGGATAGCACAAATAAATAATAATTTAAATATTGAAACTAATGAGGATGTGCCTAATCCATATATAGAAGCTCGACCTTTTCTTAACGAAATTAGAAGACAAAATATTAGAGTTGATTTATTAACAGGAGAATTAAACATACCAGACTTTGATGAACCAGAAGAAACTATTGATCCATTAGGAACAATACAAACACCCCCCGTAAATACTGTGCCAATAAGTCCGCAAGTAACAGGCGCTACCAATCAAAATGTTGGCTTGAGTTTGCCACCTAATTTTGCTAGTTTATCAACAGCAGACAAACTAAAAACTTTAAATGATTTAGGAATAAGGATTGGGTAATCATGGCAATAGACCCTAAAACAACAAGAGAACATATCGTAGCCTTATATGGATACATAACAGGCGTGAGAAAAGACATTTCGCAGATTAAAAATAATCACTTAAAACATATACACGAAGATGTCGAGAAATTGGGCGGTAAGATAGACAAGATCTATTGGGTTCTCTTAGCAGCAGCGGGATCTGCTGTGCTCTTTGCACTAGGTATATTATTTAATTGATGAAACTTTCACGAAACTTTTCTCTTGCAGAGTTAATCAAATCAGATACAGCCATTAGGCATGGTATAGATAATAACCCTAACGCAGACCAGATAGAAAAATTAAAATTACTTTGTGAAAATATTTTACAACCAGTGCGTGACCACTTCGGCAGAGTAACGGTGACCAGCTGTTTTCGGTCCCCTGAGCTGTGCGTAAAAATTAATTCGTCGATCAATAGCCAACATACCCGTGCGGAGGCGGTCGACTTCGAATGTATGGGTACAAGCAACGCTGAAGTCTTTGACTGGATTAAACAAAACCTAGATTGGGATCAAATGATACTTGAGTTCTACACTCCTGGTGAACCAAATTCGGGGTGGGTCCACTGTAGCTGGGTTTCTGAGAATCCACGTAAACAATTATTAAGAGCTTACCGAGAAGATGGTAAAACTAGATACAAACCTATTATTGGTAACGCTGTAGACTTGGACTAAATCCAATCTCGTAATTCTTCACCCATAACTTCAGATGCAATATTAATTTTTTTACGTAAAGACTTAACTATCTTTTCATCAACAGTATCTTCTGCAATTAAATCTATATAGGTTACATTTTTCTTTTGTCCGATACGGTGTGCTCTATCTTCTGATTGCAGTCTTTTCTCTAAATCATAACCATTAGAATAATAGATAACAGTATTTGCTTCTGTTAGTGTGATACCATAACCACCAGTAGAAGGTGTACCTATCAAAAATCTACACTCATTATCGTTTTGAAATCTACGTATGTTATCTTGTCTTTCATCTTGTGGTGTTAACCCATAATAATCGACCACGGATCTTGGACCATATTTTTTTTCAATAGCATCTTTTATATCCTGCACATCTCTTTGCCAATATGCCCATATAATAGCTTTGTTTTCTGTTTCTTCTAATACATCTATAAGCTCATCTAGTCTGTTATTTTTTATAGTTTGCACGGTGCCATCGTCAGCAACAAAATGACCACAGGTTATTTGTTGTAATCGCATCAACTGTGTTAACACAGTAACTGTAGAAGTAACCTTACCATTTAAGTTTGCAATAGCCGTCTTTCTCATTTGTTCGTATAAATTTTCTTGTTCTTTAGTTAGAGCCACGTGTCGTTTCATGTATATTTTTTCAGGCAAATCTAGACAATCTTCTTTTAATACTCTGTAAGAAAAGCCTTTTAACCTATCCGATAGTTCACCTAAGTTTTGAAACTTATGCACAGTTTGTATTGATCTACCTCTTACGTGTATTGTTTTCATAATGGCATATCTATTTCTAAACGCATACCAAGAATTAAAGTTTAAGAGCCAAGGATCAAGGAACTCGCACTGTGTGTATAAATCCAAAGGATTTTTAGTTACAGGCGAACCTGTTAAGATTCGCCTATATTTAGCCATAGGAGCGAGAGCTAAAACGTTCTTAGTTCTTTTTGCTGATGGATTTTTTATTGTAGTAGATTCATCTAAAGCCATCAAAGTTCTATGTGATCTTAAAAATTTTTCTGCAAACTTAACACCTTTGCTTGTAGACAACGCTTCTACATTCATTATAAAAATATGTAGGTCAGTGCCCAAATCAAATAAATTATTTAATTTAGTTTCTTGTTTTTTAGTTATGTTTGGTTGCCACAAGGTTGTAACGTTTTCTATATGATTAGGTAGATGTGTTGGTAGTTCTTGTTCATGCCATGTTTTTACAACACCTTTAGGCGCTATAATTAAAGCACCGTTTATTTTACCTTGATCATAAAGCATGGCCATATTATCTATTAATACTTTTGTTTTACCCGTACCCATTTCCATAAAATATCCATAGGTTTCTTTGTTCCACGACTTTTCTAAAGCAGTCAACTGATGCTTGTATGGCTTTAACTTAAATTTATAATCCATAATATCTTTCTATTGACATTAATATAAAGGATGTTATATGATTTGTCAATGTCAGAAAGTAATAAATATGAAATGGTAAAGAATAATTATACGTCTACAGTATATGTTATTCAAGAAATATCAGGAAGCAAAGCAGGTGCTCCTAAAATTAATATTATAGGTGCATCTCAATATGGACAATTTAAATTTTTGTTACCAGAGTTTTCACAAATGATATTTTCACCAGGCCCTTTAGTTTTTAAACTAAGACAAGGTTTAAAAAATTATAAGCCAAGAGATTATTTACTACTTACAGGCGATCCCGCTATCATAGGTGTTGCATGTTCTATTGTGTCTGATATTACTAATGGTAAATTTAAATTGCTTAAATGGGATAAACAAGAAAGAAAATATTATCCTATTGAAATTAATCTATACGAGAAAGGAGAACTAGATGAGCATTAAACAACAAATAAAAATGCCTGACTTTGAGGCAGATCAACAAGATGCAATGAAGAAAACGGATAATATTCAGTCTCTTGCAGACCAAGTTGAACAATTAGAAAAGTTTATTCAATCTATTGAAGATAGGGAGAATGAAATAAAAGAACTTAAAAAATCTAGAGATAGAATATCGGGTGACATCATACCAACTATGATGTCAGAGATGGGTCTCTCAGAATTAAAACTTCAAGATGGATCACATCTTAAAGTTGCCACTTCTTATAAAGCTCACATTAGTGAAGCTAATAAAGAAATGGCTTTTAACTGGCTTCGTGACAATGGACTAGGTGATATTATTAAGAACGAGATCTTGGTAGCATTTGGTCGTAACGAGGATAACAAGGCAGCGTCTTACGCTGAACTTGCGAAGAGTCAAGGGTTTCAACCGACACAAAAGATGAAGGTTGAGCCCATGACTCTGAAAGCGCTAGTCCGTGAGCGTTTAGAGGCGGGTAAAGAAATGCCAACGGAAATTTTCGGTGTATACACTGAGAATAAAACAACAATAAAAAGGAACAAGTAACATGAACCAAGTAGCAACGAAAAAAGAAGGAGCATTAGCAACTAATTTGTTTGAAGCTGATGCAAACCAAGGGGCTCAAAATATTTCGCAAGAAGATCTTGCGTTACCTTTCTTAAAAATTTTGGGTCAACTATCTCCAGAGGTAAACAAGAGAGATGGTAAATATGTAGAAGGTGCTGAACCTGGCAAGATAATTAATACTGTTACAAACGAATTGTTTGATAGTATTAATGTAATACCTTGTCACTACAAAAGACAGTACATCGAATGGCAAGACAGGGGTACCAGCACTGGTGCACCAGTAGCTATTCATGAAGCAGGGAGTGATATAATTAATCAAACCAAAAGAGATGCTTCATACAAAGATAGATTACCAAACGGTAATTATCTTGATAATACTGCAAATCATTTTGTATTGGTATTAGGTAAAAGCCCAAGCACAGCATTAATATCTATGAAATCTACTCAATTAAAAATTAGTAGAAAATGGAATTCAATGATGATGGGTATTAAAATGCAGGGTAAAAATGGATTATTTACTCCGCCTACATACAGCCACATTTACAATCTAAAAACTGTACAAATGTCAAATGACAAAGGTACATGGTTTGGTTGGGATGTGAGCAAAGTTGGTCCCGTAGCTTCTAAAGGAGACTACGAAATGGCTAAAGGCTTTGCAACAAGTGTAGGCAAAGGAGAAGTCCAAGCTAAACACGGCTCAGAAGAAAACGAGTCTAAACAACCATACTAGAATCCTAGGTAGTGGGCGTCGAAGCTAGCGTGGAAACGCCCACGTATATTTTTATGGTTGAACAATTTAAAAAAATATTTTTAGGATTAGATCGTGCTCACGGTGTCACTAAAGTAGGCGAATCAAACGGTAACGGAAAAAAAGTAAAAGGAGTATCTTTTATTAAGAGAGAACCAGTTACAGATGATCTATGGAAAAAACATTTAGACGGCACAGATAGTTTAGGTGTCATACCTATTAACGATGACAACAATTGTAAGTGGGGATGTATAGATATAGATTCATACGCAGGGTTTGATCACAAACAATTAATAGATAAAATAGATAAATTAAATTTACCACTAATAGTATTTAGATCTAAGTCTGGTGGTGCACATGTATTTTTATTTACAGAAGATTATGTATCTGCAAAATCTATGCAAGATAAGTTAATGCAGATAAAAGCTGTATTGGGATATGGTGGTTCAGAAGTTTTTCCAAAACAAACGGAATTAAAATCGAAAGATGATACAGGAAATTTTTTAAACTTACCATATTTTTCTGGTAACAAAACAACAAGATACGCATTTAAAAAAGATGGGGCAGGTGCTACACTAGATGATTTTTTTTCATTGTATGAAAATACAAAAGTAAAAGATGTTGATAGTATAAAAGTAGAAAGACCTAAATCAGAATATAGTGATGGACCACCATGTATTGAAACACTAGCTATGAATAAAATAGGTGAAGGTGGTAGGAACAATGCATTGTTTCATTATGGTGTGTATGCAAAACAAAAATGGCCAGGTGAATGGAAATCAAAATTAATTTTATTTAATGCAACTGCAATGGAAAGACCATTATCTGATTCAGAGGTACAGATAGTTGTTACACAGCACGACAAAAAAGAATGGGGCTATAAATGTAAAGATGAACCTATGTGTAGTATGTGTGATAAAACATTATGTCGGACTAGAAAATACGGTATCGGCCAGGAAATATTGTTTCCTGGGCTAACCGACCTCCAGGTAATAGACTTGGAGGATCCTTACTACTATCTCAATGTAGACGGAGAAAGATTATACTTAGAGAATGTAAAATACTTGAGACAGCAAAGTTTATTTCAGGAGGCATGTATGAAACAATTAAGAAACAGACCACCAACATTAAAAGAAAAAGATTGGGTGACCATAACAAATTTATTATTAAATAGCGCAGAAGTCACAGAACCTGCGGAAGGATTAAGAACAGAAGATCAATTACAAAATCATTTAGAAGAGTTTTGTTTAAACAGGCAGGTATCAACAGATAAAAATGATTTAAAAAAAGGTGGTGTATGGACATCAGAAGGCTATCATCATTTTGTATTTGATAGATTCTATCACCAGTTTTTAATGCGTAGAAGATGGGATCTAGGTTATTCAAGAACAGCACAATTGCTAAAAGAAAAATGTGATTGTGAAAATAAAAGAATTGGAAAAGAAAGATTATCTATATTTGTAGTTAAAGAGTTTGATAAAAAAACAGATGATTACAAACCTAAAAAATTAAAAGAGGAGTCACCATACTAATGAAAACAATTGTATTAGGACCACCAGGCACAGGTAAAACAACTACGTTGTTAAACAAAGTAGATGACTATTTAAAACAAACAGATCCTGATAAAGTTGGTTACTTTGCTTTTACACAGAAAGCTGCGTACGAAGCAAGAGACAGAGCTATAAAAAAATTTAATCTTACAGAAGACGACTTACCATACTTTAGAACATTACACTCACTAGCATTTAGAAAACTTGGTGTAAAAAAAGAAGACGTAATGCAGCGCAGGCATTATGTTGATCTTGGAAATAAACTAGGTTTTCCTGTAAACTACGCAAAGTTTGAAGACGATCATAATGGTATCTTTACATCTGACAGTGAATACTTACGAATAATTAATCTCGCAAAGTTACGAAATATTACACCAGAACAACAGTTTGATTTAGCAGAACATAATAGTGATCTTGAAAGAGATAAACTAACTATCATTGCAAACGAAATAGAACGATACAAAAAAGAATACAATCTAATAGATTTTAACGACATGATATTACATTTTATCAAATCAGATAAGTCACCGAAGTTTGATGTAGTATTTATAGATGAAGCACAAGATCTATCGTTAATGCAGTGGGATATGGCAAAAAGTATTTGGAATAAAACAACAGATTCTTTTATTGCAGGTGATGATGATCAGGCAATATTTAGGTGGGCAGGTGCAGATGTAGATTCTTTTATTGCACAGAAAGGTTTGATGGTGCCACTTACACAATCACACAGAATACCAGCAGCTGTGCATAACGTTGCTATGAATATAATAAACAAAGTTAGAAACAGAATAGATAAAACTTGGAAACCAAAAACACATCAAGGAGCTTTGTCTAGGTATGATGACTTTGAACAATTAGATATGTCTTCAGGTGAATGGTTAGTTATGGCTAGAACTAAATACATGTTAAACGAATTAGAAGAAACATTATATAGAAACGGTTTGTATTATAGAAATAAATTTAAGAAAACTAAAGAACAAGAATTACACTATGCTGCACAAGACTGGGAGAACTTACGTAAAGGTCAACCTATAGCATACAAACAAATAGAAAGAATTTACGGATACATGAAAGATAATACAGATAAGAAAAAACTAAAAGGTATGTTGAAGGATTCTTCTTACGATATAGATACACTTAAACAATCTTATGGTTTGAAAACAGATAAACCTTGGTTTGAGGCATTTGATGATGCACCAAGTCGAGATGTAAGCTATCTAAGAAAGATGAGAAAGAATGGAGAAAAACTGAACGAAGATCCACGAATAACTTTGTCAACCATACATGGTGCAAAGGGTGGTGAATCACAGAACGTTGTATTATTAACTGATCTCAGTGAAAACACAATGAAGGCATACGAAAAAAACCCAGATGATGAGAATAGATTGTTCTACGTTGGTGCAACAAGGACCAAGGAACATCTACATATCATATCACCAAAACAAGAATACAAAGGATACAGTATATGACAAACAAAGATATGTTCAAAGGAACAACATACTCTTCATTAGAAGAGCAGGTAGGTGGCAAACATTATAAAAATTTTCGCATACAGCCAGCAGAGTTTATTAACGAAAATAAACTTTTATTCGCAGAAGGCAACGCTATAAAATATATTTGCAGGCACTCTGTAAAAGGAGGGCAACAAGATATTGAAAAAGCAATACATTATTTAAAGATGATATTAGAGAGGGACTACTCATGAGTTGGGAAGAATATAGAAAACAAGCAAAGATATCAGAAGAAAAATTTGCAAAAAATTTAATTGATCCAATATGGGCAAATGATTATGAAAACATGAAAGAGCATTGGGATGTCAAAGGAGTGTTTAAAAACAAAACTTATAAATTTGATGTCAAAGGAATGAAAAAGAAAAATCGATGGGACAATAATTTTCAGGATGATATTGCGTGGGTTGAAGGAACAAATGTTAGAGGTGAACCTGGTTGGGTAAAAGGCAAAGCTAATTATATTGTTTTTGAAAGAAACAAGTATTGGTTGATAGTTGATAGACAAGAGTTATTAAATCATGTAGTAAATAAATTAAAGGAGAAAGGTTATGAAAAAGGAAAAGGTATTTATCAAGTTTATCAACGAGATGGTAGACAAGATAAAATAACAATGGTTCCTTATGAAGATATTGAAAAACTAACCAACATAGAAAAGGTTGATAAAGATGATACTAAAACCAATATTTAAACCACAAACAGAATGGGTGCCACCAGAATCTTTTCCTGACTTATCTAAGTATGATGAGATATCAATAGACTTAGAAACAAAAGACCCTGATCTTAAAACAATGGGATCTGGTTCTATTACAGGTAGATCTAAAATAGTTGGTATAGCTTTAGCTGTAAAAGATTGGTCTGGATACTATCCAATAGCACACGAAGGTGGTGGTAATTTAGATAAGAAAAAAGTTATGGATTACTTTAGAACTATTCTAAACTACCCCTCTACAAAGATATTTCACAACGCTATGTATGACGTATGTTTTATACGTGCTGCAGGCCTTAAAATTAATGGAACCATCGTAGATACTATGATTGCTGGCTCTCTCGTGGACGAGAATCGCTTTCGTTACGATTTAGGCTCCATGGGTAGGGATTACCTCGGAAGAGGCAAAAACGAGGCTATATTGAACGAAACAGCAGCTATTTGGGGTGTAGATGCTAAGTCAGAGATGTATAAATTACCTGCTATATATGTGGGTGAGTATGCTGAGAGAGATGCAGAGATGACTCTTGAATTATGGCAACAAATGAAACAAGAGATACAGCACCAAGATATAGAATCTATTTTTGATTTAGAGACTGAACTTTTTCCTTGCCTCGTCGATATGCGTTTCTTAGGAGTTCGAGTAGATGTTGAAGCAGCGAATCAATTAAAACAGAAACTATTAGCAGAAGAAAAAGAATGCTTACAAAAAGTAAAAAAAGAAACATCAATAGATATCCAAATATGGGCTGCTCGATCGATTGCGAAAGTTTTTGAAAAATTAAACCTACCTTTTGACCGAACTGAAAAAACAAACTCTCCATCATTTACTAAAAACTTTTTAAAGAATCATCCTCATCCAATAGTTAAACATATTGCTAGAGCTCGTGAAATAAACAAAGCTCATACTACGTTCATTGATACCATATTAAAACATGAACATAAAGGAAGAATACATGCTGAGATAAATCAGCTTAGATCCGATCAGGGTGGTACAGTAACAGGTAGATTCAGTTACAATAACCCAAACCTACAGCAAATACCAGCACGTAACAAGGAACTTGGACCACTGATTAGATCTTTATTTATACCAGAACAAGGTTGTAAATGGGGTGTATTTGATTACTCACAACAAGAACCAAGACTTGTTGTGCACTACGCAGCATTACAGAATCTCTATGGAGTAGGCGACGTATTGGATGCATATCAAGATACTGATGTGGACTTTCACCAGATTGTTGCTGAAATGGCAGAGATACCAAGAGAACAAGCTAAGACTATAAACCTTGGATTATTTTATGGTATGGGTAAAAATAAATTACAGGCAGAACTTGGGGTTAGTAAAGAGAAAGCGGAGAGTTTATTTAAACAGTATCACTCACGTGTACCATTCGTAAAACAATTAATGGACAATGTTATGCAACGTGCACAGGGTAGAGGTAAGATAAGAACTTTGTTAGGTAGACTATGTAGATTTCATCTATGGGAACCAAACCAGTTTGGTATACATAAACCCTTGACACACGATGCAGCACTCTCGGAACATGGACCAGGGATTAGAAGAGCTTTTACTTACAAAGCTTTGAATAGATTAATACAAGGTTCAGCAGCAGACATGACAAAAAAAGCAATGATAGAACTACATAAGGAGGGTATTACACCACATATACAAGTGCATGATGAGCTTGATATATCTGTAGACAACAATGCTGATAAGATAAAAGAGATAATGGAATCAGCAGTAGATTTAGAAGTTCCCAATAAGGTAGACTATGAATCTGGGCCTAATTGGGGTACAATAAAATGAGGTTAAATTATGGCTTACTTAAATGCAAACATACCACCAATCTATGCTCAAATAAGGAGAGAATATTTATATGATTGTAAAAAACATCATGGAGAAGTTGAAGACTGTATTGTCTTTGGTCTTAGCTGTATTACAGGTCGCGCTATCTTATGGCATGCTATTATGGAAAACGGTGCAGTCTATTATCGTCTCCCAATTACGGCTTTTATTCAACGTGATTATGAACCCTCAACTGTTCCCATTAAAAGACTTGATGAACTGGAGCTTTGGAATTCTTTTAGTTATTATCCTGCTGTTAATTGTTGGGATATTTTAAGTGATCAACACGGAAAATATATAGGTAAAGATAAAAAATGGCACGAAGGTAAATATTTATTTACCGTTGACTTTGCACACCCAGAGTCTAATATACTTGACACGGAACATTCCGAGATACCGCACGAACACAAGTGCGCTCACATAATTGCATTAGACGATGGCAATTTTGCAGCACAACCAAACAATAGATGCATATGGGACCTACCTTCTTTTACAGTGAAGGATAATATTCCTGATTGGAAGGTACAAACAAATGAATGGAATGTAGAAGATACAGGTCAATGGAAAACAGAAGACACTGATAAATTCTTTTACGAAATAGAGGAGAAGAAAAATGATTAAAAAAATTAAAGCTAAGATAAAAAGCTGGATAGATTGGTATGTAAGTTGGCTTTTTAGTTGGCAAGATAAAAACAAAAAATGAGTAAAAACACATTAAATATATCAGAAGAAGCAGCCGTTCAAATGCCAATGAAGACGGTTGCCTCTCTGATTATAATCGTCGCCCTCGGCACCATGGGCTATTTTCAGATTGTTGAGAGGTTAAACATAGCTGACACTAGATTACAATTAATGGAAAAAGATTTAGAGGAGAATACAGAATTTAGAATTAAATGGCCACGGGGCCAACTTGGATCGTTGCCCGCCGATTCTGAGCAATACATGATGCTGGAGGATCTTTATAAGACTACGGATAAGTTAAATGCACATATAGAATCTATGGCATTAAACAAAGTTAATATAGAATTTTTAGCAAAACAAATGGATAAAGTTTTAGAAGATATTGAAAAATTAAAAGACGCTAACAGAGAAATGAAATATACAAATGGCAGCCAAAACTAAAAATAAATTATCAAGATTTGAATGGATAAAAAAGAACATAGTAATTGTTCCTGTTGTAGCTGCAATACTAGCTGGAACATTTACATCAGTTAGATATGTATTAAGTTTAACCGATACCATAGAGGCCAATAAAAGAACCATTGTTAATTTACAAAGAGACGTAACAGTAGCTGAAGATAAGTTAACAGAAGTTGCTACAAGATTATCTGCAGCTGAAGCAACGTGGGATATGGCAGAAAATTTATATAGACAATTAGCAGACCAGGTAAGAGAACATGCGTACGATATTAAAGATCTTAATCGTTAGTTTTTTGTTGTGTACAACAGCTGAAGCTCGTAATGAATATTTAAATGATGGCACAAACTCATGTGATCAAGGTAGTTGGGAAGCATATACAGAAGTAAGACAAAACGAATATAAGACAGGATCTAGTGCAGAATCACAGAATCAAGTTATTGGTTTGAGATGGCGAAAATCTATTGGACCTGTATGTGATGAAGAGTTTGCAAAAGAACAAAGATTAAAACAAAAATTAAAAACACAATTAGAACTCGTTAAAGAATGTAAAAGAGTGCCTAGAATAAAACCTGTTCCTGTTGAGTTTGCTGAATTAATTAATATGTGTATGAAGTTAGGGGTTATATCTTCTGCTTCTTTTGATGGTAGAGATTTTGATCCAAAGATAAGCTATTGGACAGAATTAAAAGAGAAATACATGAAAGAAAACCCTGATATTATTACACTAGATAACTATGAGGATAAAAAATGATAGAGACTGTAGTGGCCCTGCTGATGTTTTGGGACGGAGAGATCAAGGAACACCGTATCCAGGAAAACATGGCTGCGTGCCTTCGCGCCCGACGTGTAGCAGAGAGGGACTTTAATCCAAACATATCTTACAAATGTATACGTAGTGAAGCAGAAACAGAAATCTACATGGGTGAAAAAAGTATTAAGAAACTTCATCTTAAATGAACAAACTCAATAAAAAAAGAAACCCAGTAGCAAAGCAGCTTAGACATTTTAAGAGAAAAGTGATAAAGAATAAAAAGATATATGACAGAAAAAAAATCAATAAAAATTCACACTGAAATAGTTAATGGTGTATGCCCAACATGCGAAGAGTATACAATGTTGGTAAGCCTAACTAGAGAATACTTTAGATGCATTACATGCGGTGCAGATCTTGAACAACATGTAAATGGATGCATAAGTTACATACCAAGATTAGAAAAAACAACACTACAATCTGTAGTTGACGGATACTTTAACAATGGCAAAGAAAAGTAGATTTGGCGTAAATACATATATAGAAAGATCAAAACCTAAGATTGGTAGACATAAAAAACGTATGAACAAATCTGAAAAACGTAGCTATAAAAAATACCGAGGACAAGGTCGTTGACAAACGTCAAATAATATCCTATATTATATTGGTGCTGGGCATCACCATTAATAACTGCCCACAACATACAGGAGAAACAAATGGATAAAATGTTAGAAAAATCAAATGTTCTAGCTCAACTATTAACTATATCAGATACAAAACTTTTTCTTCAAGAAAAAGAAATTAAGTTGAGAGAAAAATTAGAAAAGTTAAATGATAAGATAGAAGATGAAAGAAAAAATAATAACACTTAAACCAAAAGGCATATCACAGAAACAATGGTCTAATCTATTATTAGAATTAAATCTTGTAAAAAAAGCGTGGAGACCGTATGGTGTTGATATACAAATAAATGCACCTGGTTTAAAAAATATTTTAAAGTGGGGTACAAAATCTTACGATGCAAAAGAGTAAAGGGGTTTATGGCAAAGACGCTGATAATATTAGTTTTATTATTCGACGGAACTCTCGTTCAAGAAAGATACGAACTAACAAGAGAGATGCCAATACACGAGTGTCTGATGTATGGCGACGATCATAGAGAAGCTATTGCGGAATATAAAGAATTTAAAGATGCACTTAAAAATGGATGGTATTTAAAAGATGGGCGTGGAACTGTTCAAGGCCATATGTGTGAGTAGTCTACTACTCTTACCTGCTGTACTTTTAC